AAAATCTTTAGTTCCCTCACAATATTGTTTAATCAGAGTAAGTAATCCTCGGAACATGAACGCACTTGTTGCCTGTTTCTCGCATTTACTAAATAACTCGATAAACGCAGTTAAAGTTCCAATCGTATTATAACCATGTCCTTGTATAATACCTAATATCTTAATGTCATCAAGTTTGGTTGTGTTAATCTGTAATTTTCACTCTTTCTAAAGAAATATTATAATATTCTTCAGATATTTCAGACCCTAAATAAGTTCGATTTGTTTGTATTGCAGCTTTAGCGGTTGTTCCACTACCCATAAACGGGTCAAAAATTACATCTCCTTCATTACTCCAGCTAAGGATATGGTCTTTAACTAATTGTATTGGAAAAATTGCCGGATGTTTATATGCAATTTCATCTTCTTGACCATTCTTTGAAGTTTTATATGTCCAAACATTATATCTTTGACCATATTCCTCAATAATTTTCTTTTTTCTCTCGACCATAGTCCCATCAACTTGTCTTGATGTGTTCTTACCCCAACTACCAATTTGTCCTCCGTATATATTTTTTCGGTCTTTGATAGAGTTAAATATTTTTGGTTTACCTTTAGATAATACAAACATGTATTCAAAAATTTGGTGATACCGATTAGATGAAGGATTAGAAAAATTATTTTTCATATAAATCATTGTATCATGAATGTTGAACCCTATTTCTTTAAAAAAAAGGGCTTGTCTGAAAGATGTTCCAGTCTCACTACCTTTTTCTGTTCCATCACCAACAACCCATACAACCACACCACCTTTTTTAGTTGTCCTATATAATTCTTTAGCAATATTTTCAAAATCAAATGAATACCCATTAAATTTAGTTTTTTTTCCCGAAACATAATTATTATATGTCCTTAAATCATCATAAGGTGGTGAAGTTATCGTTAAATCAATAGTGTTGTCCTCAATCTTTGAAAAAGTTGTTAAACAATCCTCGTTATATATTTTATTTATTTCCATCATACTTTTCATAAAATTTTTTAGCAGAAATTGACTTATTTTTTCCTAAAGATAAGTCATTTATTTCCTCTTTTTTTATTTCAATAGTGTCTATAGTCCCACATAATAATAATCTTTTATCAATGAGTATAAATCTATCGATTGAATTTAATTTTTCCTGAAATCCTTCGTCGGTTACTTTTCTACCATACCCAACTTCTTTTGAGGATGCAAAACTAACTTTATCAGTTATTGTTCTAATCTCACTTCTAACTCCATCATTCTCTTTAACATCAAATTTAGAATTTTCATTTTCTCTTATACCTTTTTCTGAACTCTCGTGTAAAAATTCCCCTAATCTACCTAAAATTCTGCCGTCGTCAAACATTTCAATTGTCTTATCAAGACTCAATCCAAGTCCATTCGAAACCATTTCCCAATCAATATTATATGTATTAATTTTGTTCATAATATAAGCATATTTTTTTTTAATTTAAATAATAAGAAAAAAGTCCCACACTATTGTGAGACTTTTGAAATGTTATCGATTTTACTAATCTTGACCACATTGTTCGCCCAATTATTAACCAGTGGATTATGTGTAATCACAAAAATCTTCTCAAAATATTCTTTCATTTTGGTGAAGAATTCCCCAACCATTTCCAAATTATCATTTGATATCTTCCCGAAAACCTCGTCGAATACCATCAAATTTGGTTTTGGTAAAGAACATACTTTAGATAAAACCGCTCTCAAAGCCATTGCCGCGATGGTTCTTTCATAACCCGACCCCGAGACCATTAGTTTCTCGATACCTGTTGAGTTATCAACCATGATGAATTCGACCTCGTTCTTCTCATTAATACGAATCTCTAAATTGAAGTAACATGAATCTTGAAGTAATCTCTGAAGTTCCGAGTTAATCAACGGCATCATGGTTTTCAAAATCATTTTAGAAATTCCATTTTTACCATATACTTCAACATAAATTTTGTAAATCTTCTCTCGTTCAAATTCTTCGGCAATTTTCAAGATGATACCATTGTTCTTTTCAATACGAGACTGAAGATTTTCAATTTGAGTTTGGTTGGTTGTCAAAATTCTTTCATAACCACGTTTCTCACTAATTAATTCATCAATCCTCAACCCGGCCTTAATTAATTGGGAGTCAATCTCATTATTTTTCTTAATCTTGTCTTGGACCTCTTCATATCTTTTAAGTTTGTCTTTGGCTTGTTCCAACTTCAACTCATTTGATTCTAATGATAGTTCATACTTTTCTTTAACAAGTTTGTTCTTCTCATACTCGTGGAAATCTTTTTTAAGTTGGGTATAAGATTTCTCTTTTGAGTCAAGGTCTTTCCATTGTTTAGATAATTTGAAGACTTTCGTTTCCCAATCTCCCAACTCATAAATTTTTTTCTTCGTTAACGCAGCTTCCATCAATTTGATTCCACAATGTTCACATTGAATCCCATCACCATACTTTTTAACCAAAGTTTCAATTTCTTGAACTTTACTTTGAGCAAGAACTAATTCACCATTTGTTGATTTCATCCCATCTGTAATCTCATCATGTTTGTCCTCATGGTAAAACTCTTTTGGTTCCACAATCTTAACTTCATTGATTTGACCTTTGATTCTTTCACTTCCATTTTCAAAGTCGGTAATGTCACTTTGTAACTTAATTGGGTTCAATATAATTAACTCTTGGTCGATGTCGATATACTTTGACTTCAACAAATTGTCTTTGTAATCCTGACCCTTTTGTAATCTCAAATCAACATCCGTGATTTTGGTGTTGGCATCTGTAATCTCGTTCTTAAGACGTTGGATTTCTTCAGTTGATGTCTCATTGTCTTGTTTCAATGATTCTGTGTTATACACATTTGACATCATACTTTTTGAAAACTCTGAGTAAATCTCTTTACCAGTTTCTTCCTTCTTCTTTAAGAATTCAAGACCCAAGAATCTGCTCAACACTTGACCACGAGCGGTTGGTTTAGCTTCCAATAAATCTTCAAGGTTAGATGCCGTGGTTACGATTGTCATCAAGAAGTCATCCATTGTTCCAATAGATTTCTTCATAAATTCTTCCGTTTCCCTGCGTTGTTCTCCCGTGAAGTTTTGAAGTTGACCATCGGCAAGTTTCTTGAAAAACTCTAATTCAGTTTTAACATTCCATTCACCCGCTTTGGATTTTTTTCTTTCAATCTGACGAGCAATTATATATTCTTCACCATCAATGACGATATCACCTCTAACATTAACCTTATTGATATCTGTAAATCTATTGAAGATTTCTTCTGCCTTTTGTGTTTTTGTTGTTGTGTTAAAGAATAAGAATAATAATAGGTCGACTGTCAGAACAGTTTTACCTCCAAAATTAGGCGGGTCGGATTCAACAACTGATATACCATTACATTTTTCAAAATCAATTACCTGACCTTCACCATAAGATAAGAAATTACTGAACTCAATTTTTTTGATATACCATCTTTTGAATGGTGTTACCTCAACCTCATTAGCCGTCATTCTGTTTTCAACCGCAGAATCAATACCCATAACTTGTTCGTAATACTGGTCTTGACCTTTTGACACCAACAATGACCTAATAAGTTCTTTTTGGTAATTCTTATCCATGATGTTAATTGAAACATCAATTGTTTGTTGGGTCTCTTCGGTAGACTTAACCTTTGTTATAACATTGATATTGGTTGAATTATATTTCTTTTGGAAATATTGTTTAACCGATTTGATTCTTTCTTGAGTAAAATTCTCCGGAGTATCTTCCCAAACTACTTGGATGTAAGGATTCTCCAAAGTTGTAATGTCTATCTTTGATTCCATTTTTTGATAATTATATTCAGGTTTTGGATTAAATAAATCCCATTTCATTATATTGTGGTTTGCGTCTCTCCTGAAATTTCTGCTTCTCGTTGTTTCTTCAATTCTTCAAGTTGTTGTTTCATTGTTTCATTAAACATTTTTTGCATTGCGGTTTGTTCCGTTTTAATTCTTTGATTTCTCGCAGTAACTTTTTTTCTGTGTTCTTTTTTCGCTTTACCCATTTTGTTGTATTTTTTAGTGATTATTTGTTGGTCTATTTTGTTCGAACCACTCGATGATTGAATTGATTGCCCATACTGACCCTGAAGCCAACATACCATCAAAGAACCATGAAGCAATTTTTGTAACTCCAAGTAATTCGTGTACTGGTGAATATAAGAAAATTCCAAAGAAAAATCCAATCCA